AGTGAAGTTAGGTGTATAAGGTGCTATATAGATATCCAAAGGTGATTCATGGTGGTTAATTATTGAGGGCTCTCTAGTTAATTTAAATTCATTAGAATCACTCATAGTAAAAGAATTGAACGCTAAGCTGTCAAGCATGCTGGATTTAATTTGTTTTCTATTGAGATTACCAGATTTAACATTCCACTTATCATCAGAGTGAAAATTTTGTACTGCTCCTGACAATTTCCAACCCAATCTATCTTCCGTCTCTTGGCCACCTTTACTACCTTTAATTATAAACAATTCTGCTGAAGGGATTACACAATCACCGTTAGAGTACATTTCAATAGATTCCAACAAATCTAGATCACAAACAGACGGGCTTAAAGTGACTAATTTCACAAGCTCATCAGGTTCATAATGTGATTGCAATGTTTCTATGATTTTGATTTCAGAATTTTCTGATTCAGAAATCAAAGATATCAATTGCTCTAATTTGATCAATTTTTCTCTTTCTTCTAACAGTTTTAATTTGATTTGAATTTTATTCTTCTGCGTGACATAATGGGTTTTAATATAATTTGATAGTTTTTCATTCATTATGCACTCAGTGTAAACGGTATTCCCTTCAATTAAGCATTTTTCGTAATACTGAATTAATTTAACAGTGGAATCGAGTTCACATTCATGAGCATAGTATTTCGTTCCCATCCGCACACATAATCTATTATAACAGCGATTGTGAGTGACAAATAGATCTGGTGGTGTGATTGATGGTATACAATACATTTTAACTGTTTTTGCAAGCTTGATGTATCCTTCTTCATCATAATTATGATGTGATCTGTTGTCATAATCAGCTACAATCAAATTGTAATCACTACTATAATTTGTTACGATGGAATTACTTCTGATCAAAGGTTTATTTCTTTCACAGAATTTAACTGTTGCCTTATTCAGGCATAACCAGCTAATAGACTTATCTGTTACTGAGCGTACGTTCCGAGTCAACGGGTAAGTGAGATGTAAATTGATTATAAAGCAAGGGTTTTCACA